GTCCGAACTGGAGAAAATGTTCAATCACATGATCTAGAAACCATCTGAGATCTTTCTTTGAGATAAAGACAACAGTATAATCTCCATCACAAAATATCTCATACGTGATTGTTATATCATAGAACATTCCAGCTATCATGAGTATCATCAATATACAATTTCCTAGAGCAGTATTCATATCACCACTCGCCCTTGTTCCTTGTACACTGTATTTCCACCCATTAGCGGATATGCCAGTATTGTTGAGCTGCCATTTCAACAATTGTCGTAAATGCTTGTCATAATTAAATGCACGCAAATACACTGCGTGTTCAGCTTTCAATTGTTCTTGGTCCACATGCAAATCAAATTTGGACGCATCAATTGAAACAACACAGCAGTCAGGAATTGATCTAAACTTCTCCACTATCAATTCCGCACGATCAAACGAATTAAGACCTTTCGCTATCAATCGAGTCTTAGGATACACCACACCATCTCCTTCCATATGATATAGTGCATGTTCGATCGCCTTGAGATAGGATCCAAGAACTACAGAATACTCTGGTGAGCGGAACTGTATTGCTCTCGGAATTATTATCTCTTTTGCCGTATACAACTTCTCAAACTTAACGAACATCTTAAGGATGGAAGACCTCTTATCAACCGGTACTCTCCCTGAAACTACATTGGCTGCTGCATTTAAGTATTTCGCCCTCTTGGCACCAGTGTATTTGTTTGCAACATCGAACAAGTGGAGTTGAACTAGATTGTTTGGCAGGAGTGTTGATAAGTGTTTTGACATTTTCCTGAGTAAAGAAGCACCAGTTGGGGTAGATTTTGGAACTTTTCGCAAGACTCTGAACCTAATAGCAAGATATTCGTTACATGCACATGTATTACAGATTACCAAACGGCGATCTGATGTGCTGGGCTTGTAAATACCTGCCATATGTCTGAGCTTGTGGTTAGTGTCGAAAATTTTTGATAGTGTTGCTTTATTCGCCATTTCAGGAATTTCGAACTGCTCATCACCCAAGCAAATGGCTGCTGTGGATGACGAGCAATCTAGTTTAACTGCAGAGGGCGGGAAAGGTTAGCGATTTCATCTAACTCAAGAAATGGTTTGCCAATGTTAACGTTTGTTAACCTATATACATTGTGAGTGTAACATATATACAATGCTGTTTCAACAAAGTGTAATCTCTGCTCTGGTGACCATTCAGCATATTTCTCCTGCTCTGAGATTCTTATGAGTTTGGCTCTGAGATACTTTGCATCAGCATCGGTGCGGGCAAGATTATTGGAGATAAG